GAACTAATATGAATGTTGTCGGCATACCTCAAAATCTTCAAGTACCGATAACCGAAGCAGTTAAAAGTGCCGACGCCGCTGGCGCAATGGGACAAGCAGGCGTAATTCTTGATTCGCTTAAAAATGTTAGCGACATGGCTGCTTCTCTAAACTTAACACAAGATCAAATGACTCAGTTTGCTGAAGGCAGAATTGATCAGCTACGTGCCACCGGGCTTCTTGGCGACGAAGCTATGAATCAGCTATTAATGCTTAGAGAAAGCATTAATCGAGACACTGAGTTTAGTGTTGAACAATTTAAAGCTTTAGGCTTGTCAGTTAATGAAATTGTTGGCTACTCGTCGACCTTTGCTAGTTTGTACGGTCCTTCGATGCAGGGAAACGTTCAAGGAATGAACGACGCCCTTGAAGAAAATATTAGAAGACAAACTATACTTGCTCAAACTACAGGCATGAGTGTTAGTGAGCAAATTAAAGCAACTGAAGCAATCATGGAAACTCCAGGTGCGTTAGCTAGACAAATGGATCTAATTACTAACCCAAAAATGACTCAAGCACTTGTTGGGTTTAGTAACACTGTTGCTGCTATCGGAGCTAGTGGGTTAGCTGAAGGTTTTATTAGCGGAGTAGGATTACCGACACCAGGTAACGAAATTGAAGCAGCACTAAAACCAATGACTACTGCGTTGTTAGGTGAAATTAATGCCGCAACGGCTCGAGGCGACGACGCAGCAGTTAGAAGATTGTCTCAAGAATTGCAAGTAGTGTATGCTCAAGAGTCGCAAGGAGTAATGCAAGAGCTAGGAAGATTTGCTCCGTATTTAGGCGCAGAATTTGGGTTCTTACAAAGAGATCTTGATCAACAACGAGCAACAATGCTAGGATTAGCCGCTGATCCAAATTTTGTCGGAGGCCAGCAAGCAGCAGCCCAACAACAAATTACTGTAAGACTCGGCGACACTGTATTAAATTCATTAGCTGTTCTTGAAAGAACTAACGCTGATCTTTCGACTCAACTTCTAAAAAATATTAATTTACTTCAAGGCAAAGATGGCGCAGTAGAGACAGCAGCTCGTACTGGTGCAGGTGTTACTGGGCTTGCTACTAACCTGTCAGAAGCATTGAACGAAGTATTCAGCGGAGAATTGGCAAATCTTGATATATCAGCTGCTGAAATTTCAGTTAAGGAAGCAACTATTGATCTTGAAAAAGCAGTGCTCGAAGGTACTGCTACTGACGAAGATATACAAATGCTCGAGCAGTTACGATCAATTAATACAGAAATTACTAAACAAAACGCAGGCGGGCAGTTTGATAAGAATGCGCTCGGTCAATTTAAGGAAATAATGCCTTGGCTAGAAGAAAACTATACTAAGCCACGTCAAACAGCCGCAGTTGACGAATACAATGACAGCGGCACAACACTCGAGCAAACTAACGGGGGCGTTGTTCAACAAGGCTTTCGTATCATGGCTGGCATGATTAAGCACATAAATCCATTTGATGGCGGCAAAAACACACCTTCTTCTGCGCCATCAGATGATCAACAGTCTGCGTTAATACCGTCGTTACTCGAATCGAATAATAGTAAACTAGACATAATGAACGATCAGTTAACTAAACTTACTAGTGCAACTGGTGCGGCAGGCTTAATGACAGCAAGAGCTATTGATAAGAACGCAACGTTCCAGGGAATTGAAGAAAGAATAACTTAGTGAATAGTCGGCGGTGAGTCTTCGTCTTGCTCTATTTCAACGTCGTCGCTTAACTCAAGATCAGAATCAAACGTAGTATCTCCGTCTATTGTATTTAGGTAATCAGTGAGTGTTTGTTTGTACTGATTGTAAGACTTAACAAAACTCGAAGCAGCATTGCTAATTAGAAATACTTTAGACTTCTCAAAACTAATTTCTAAATTTAGGTTTACAGAAAACAGCCAAGGAACAAGAGACACATCGCCGTTATCGCTGTCAGATAATGTCACAGGTCGAATAATAGTTATTACATCAGCGTCCTCGTTGAGTACTTCTGCTAGAATTTCTTCACCTGAGTTTAATTTAAACGTCTTTACAATCATTAGATTTACTTTCTTTTTCAGTCTTAATTAGATTTCGTATTGCTTAGTTGTTAGTTTCGAACCGTCGATTTGTTGATTATTAAGCACCGAGATTCGAGTAGGATGCGTCATATTTTACTTATACTATTTCTCATGAGTCTTACAATTAATATAAATATAACATCATAGCGAGAAAAAAACAACATGTCTTGGAAAAAATACTTTCAACCATACGACGGACAAGTAAGTCCAATAAGTGGAGGCTCGGGCGGCAGCAGTGCTGGCCCAGCAAGTGCTAATTACAGCAGTTACCTCCCTGATGTCTATACTGGTTCTCCGAACCGTACTGAACGTTACGGTCAATACAACACAATGGATATGGATAGCGAAGTAAACGCTGCACTTGATATCCTTGCTGAATTTTGTACACAACGAAATCATCAAGGTAACCACTTTGATTTTGATTTTGCTAAGCCAGCAACTAATGCTGAGATACAAATTTTAACGCAGTATTTGCGCCAGTGGTGTAAGCTAAATCAGTTTGACACTCGAATGTTTAGAATCTTTAGAAACACTTTTAAGTACGGGGATGAAATTTTTATTCGTGACCCAGAAACACAAAAACTTTTCCATGTGGATCCAGCTAACGTTTCTAGCATTATTGTAAACGAGAGTCGAGGTAAAGAACCTGAAGAATATAGAATTAAAAATATCAACTTTAACTTTAAAGAAATGGTTGCTACTACTCCTCACCAAACAGGCGGTAATATTCAAAGCGCAGGTGGAACTGGTTACTTAACAGGCGGTACCCGTGGTGTAGTAGGTACGCCAGCAGCGCAGACAGGCAGTCGATTCTTTAAAGATCAAAATGAACTCGGGGTTGATGCAGAACACGTAATACACCTAAGTCTTAGTGAAGGATTGGATAACAATTATCCGTTTGGTAACGCACTGCTCGAAACTGTGTTTAAAGTTTACAAGCAGAAAGAATTGCTCGAAGATGCGATTATTATCTATCGTGTACAACGTGCGCCCGAAAGACGAGTGTTTTATGTAGACGTGGGTAATATGCCAAGTCACCTTGCTATGCAGTTTGTTGAGCGAGTTAAAACTGAAATACACCAACGTCGTATTCCGAGTGCCACCGGCGGCGGAGCAAACGTAATTGATTCCAGTTATAACCCACTTAGCATTAACGAGGATTACTTCTTCCCGCAAACAGCAGAAGGTCGTGGTTCTAAAGTCGAAACATTGCCAGGTGGTACTAACCTTGGTGAGATCGACGACTTACGGTACTTTACTAACAAACTTGTACGTGGCTTGCGTATTCCTTCAAGCTACTTACCAACCGGCGCTGATGACGGTGCTGCTAACTTCCAAGACGGCAGAGTAGGCACAGCGTACATTCAAGAATTACGATTTAACACCTACTGCGAAAGACTACAAGGTCTTCTTATTGAGACCTTTAACAAAGAATTTAAGCGCTACTTGATTACTAAAGGTGTAAACATTGATACTGAAATGTTTGACTTATCTTTTGTTAAGCCTCAAAACTTTGCTAGTTACAGACAAGCAGAGCTTGACAATGCTAGAGTGCCAACATTTGGTCAAATGGCAGCACTGCCTTACATTTCAAATCGTTTTGCGCTAGAACGCTTCTTAGGATTAACTAAAGAAGAGATTGCTGAAAACGAGTTGATGTGGCAAGAGGAAAATGCTGCTGAAGAAGAAACCCCGGCAATGGATGCTAGCGCTGAAATGAGAATGGGCGGAATAAGTAGTGCTGGAATGGGCGCTGACCTTGGCGGCCTAGATGCCGAGCTACCAGATGATGCTGCTATAGATCTAGCAGGCGAAGGTGACATGCCAGATACTACAACGGCAGCACCTGATGCTGGTGCGCAAGCACCACCGACAGAATAACAGTTTAGGAATAAATAATAGTATGTTGCTAAGAGAATTTTTTTACTTTGACGAAACTATGGAAGACAAAGAAGACGTGTCCTATGATATAGGAGACGACGCTTCTATTGTGAAAGCCGATGATACTCGGGTAACACGTCTGCGGCTTAAAGATATTAGCAAGATTCGCAAAGCTAGTGAGTTCCATGATCAGCAAAAGCAATTAGAACTTACTAAGATTAGAGATCAGTATAAAGCACCAGCCGAGGCGGGCGGTATCTAATTATTATGACTCTTTCAAAAGAAGAGAAGCAAATAAAAAAGCAACAAAAGCGTGAAGCAAAACGCATTGCTCGAGAACAAAAAGAAAAACTTGAACATGTAGCTCCTAAACTAGATGCTAGCGCAAGCGCCGGCACTGCTTTTGTCGTAGGCAACGGAACTAGCCGTAGTGCTATTGATATTCACAAATTAAGTAAGCACGGCGTGGTATTTGGTTGTAACGGCTTGTATAGGCATAACACGCCTGATTATTTAATTGCTGTTGACGTTAAAATGATTCTCGAAATTAATCGAGAAGGTTACAATGTTCACAATCAAGTATGGACAAATTACAACAAAGCTTATGAAAATTTAAAGAATTTAAACTATTTTAAGCCATCTAAAGGTTGGAGTAGTGGACCTACTGCCTTACACATGTCAACAGAAAAAGGCTTTAAAGTTATCTATATTTTAGGATTCGACTATAAAGGTTTACAAGATGGCCGAAGATTTAATAACATATTCTCTGACACCAATAACTATAAAAAATCATCAGACGGCGCAACATACTACGGTAACTGGCTTAAACAAACTAAAACTGTAATTGAGCAAAATCCTACAGTACAGTACGTAAGAGTAGTTGATCACGATACTTTTATGCCGCCGGAGTTGGCAAAATTAAATAATTTGCGAACTATGAGAAAACAAGTGTTTATTGAGTTGTTTAACAACAAAAATTAGCTTTGTAATAAGATTACTCAATCTTAATATAAAATATACCAAAAAATGCCATAAAACTATCGGTTTTTTAGTAATATACGTAAATAAAGGGACAGTTTACAATCATTCACAGTTTAGGTTCCTTTATTAGGTGAAGGTATCTTTTCTTGTTTGTAAATAAATTATGTATTAGAAAGGATATACAATGGAACGCAATAAGTTCGAAGAAATGCTTGAGCGTCTAGTTAACGAAGACACTCAAGGCGCAAAAGATCTTTTCCACGAGATCGTAGTAGACAAGTCTAGAAGTATTTACGAAAGCCTACTTGAAGGCGACATGTACGACGAAGCAGATGACGATGCTGAAGACATGGACGAAGATTTTGATCTAGAAGAAGACTTTGACATTGAAGAAGACTTTGACCTAGAAGAAGGTGACGACGACATGGAAGGTCCAGAAATGGACATGGAAATGGACATGGGCGATGATGACGACATGGAAATGGATGACATGGACGACGACATGGGCGAAGAAGGCGAAGGTGAGCTAGAAGATCGTGTTGACGATCTCGAAGGCATGCTTGATAGCTTAAAAGCTGAGATGGACGAACTTTTTGCTGATCAAGAAGGCGAAGACGACGACATGGAAGGTCCAGAAATGGACATGGAAGACGAAGACTTAGGCGGCGACGAAACTGACGATCTAGAATCTGACGTTGAAGCAGACGAAGACGACGACGACGTTGAAGAATCTTTTGATTTTAACGAAGCTGAAGACGAAGACGACGAAGACGATGAGCCTAAGAACGAGTCCGAAATGATGGCATCTTACCTTAAGAAGCTTGACGAGTACACACAGCCAGAAACTGCTGAAAACGACAAGCCAGGCAAAGGCGACAACGGCGACGGTAAGTCTCCAGTAGCTGGT